ATATCCCAGTCTGGGCACAACCAGCTGCTGATGCCGTAGAAGCACAGCTAGCTGCTCGTGGTCTAAGTCGTTCTAGTGTGGGTCAAGCTGCTCTAACAAATGCTATCATTCAATCAGCTTTGCCGATGGCTCAGCAGAATGCACAAGCAGTTACAGCTAACTTCGCACAAGACAAACAGAATCAACAACAGACAAACCTGTTCAACGCTCAAGCTGCTCAGCAATTCCAGCTGCAGTCTCTAAGTAATGAACAGCAGATGGCTATCCAGAATAGTAATCTACGTCAGCAAGCTATGCTGTCAGATCAGTCTGCTACTAATGCATCACGTCAGTTCAATGCAGCTAACGAGTCACAGACTCAGCAGTTCATGGCTACGATGCAAGCTAATATTGATTCACAGAATGCAGCTCGTGCTGACTCTATGCAACAGTTTAATGCACAGCAGACTAATGCAATGGATCAGTTCCTTGCACAGAATCAGTTTGCCCGTGATCAGTTCAATGCACAGAATGCTACACAGATTGAGCAATCAAATCTTCAGTGGCGTCGACAGATGAACCAGACAAACACTGCTGGTGTTAATGCTGTTAACCAAGCGAATGCTATGAACGCATTTAACATGTCTAACCAAGCACTGACCTTTATGTGGCAAGAGATGCGAGACGCTGCTAAGTGGTCGTTCGAAGCTGCACAAAATGATGAACAACGTGCTGCTGCCCTAGCGCAAGCTGCACTACAGAATGAAGGTGCTACTAGTACTGCATCTACCGCTGCTATGACAGAGCTAGGTAAGTCTGCTATTAACATCTGGAAGGAGTTAAGAGACTAATGGGACTCGTCGCTAAAGCCGTAAAGAAAGTCGGCAAAGGTATTGGTAAGGTTGTTAAAGGCGTAGCCAAAGGTGTAAAGAATGTAGCCAAAGGTATCTGGAAAGGTGTCAAGGGTGCAGTCAAAGGTGTTGGTAAGATTATGGGCAAGCTAGGACCGATTGGTACACTAGCCCTGAGTTTTGCACTACCGGGTATTGGATCTATGCTAGGTTCTATATGGACGTCCGCCTCTGCATATCTACCGCAAACAATGGTTCAAGCTATTAATAACGGACTATCTTATGCATCTAATGCATGGGGTGCTGTTAAGGAAACTGTAAGTGGTATTGGTACTAGCATCACTGAAAAGATCAAAGGCGGTCTTGAGTGGGTTGGTGGTAATATTAAGGATGGTGCTTCTAAGCTGTGGACTTCTTCTAAAGAGTTCGTAGGTCTAGAACCTAAAGCTGCTGCTAAGGTAGGTGATCCTGGTAAATGGATTGGCTCTAAAGCACAAGAGAGTGCACTGACATTTGCTCCTAAGCAATCACCGTTAACTGGCCCTGTAGGTTCAACTGGTCCGACACTACCAAGTGTCCGTGATGTTGCTGCCAATCAGACAGGAGCTGCATCACAGGTAGATGCTTTTGTACAACCTATAGCTTCTACAGTACCTGCTGGTACAACTCCGGGATCTATCCCGACTGTTGCACAGGCTGTACAAGATGTTCAAGCTCAGGCTGCTGGTGTTAAACCTCCTAAATCTTTCCTAGATAAAGCATTGAGTAGTATTGATCTAGGTAGTTCTCCTATACCTCAAGCACAACCGTTCATTGCTCCACAGATTGAAGCTCTGACAGGTCTGGATGAGTCTAATCGATTCGGTGCAGCAGGTACAGGTGCAGCAGGTGGTCAGTTTGTAGACCCTACTATCTTGGCTATGATCCAAGCACAGAGTAAGAAACTAGAGACATTAGGTTAATTATATATGGCACAGTATGAAGATATGACGGCTGCGATGGGTGGACTTGATCCACTCTCCAGCCCAGTGCCTGGTGAAAGCTTGACAGCTAATCCAGATACTAAAGCCCCTTTCGAGACAGCACCTGAGCAGACTGATTTAGATCAGGCTATGGAAGATCTGTTCATGCGTATCACTGAAGAAGATATCCTAGAACAGCTTACTAACCAGATGCGTGCTGGTACCCCAGTAGAAGACATGGCACAGGTTATCCTGTTCGGTGGATTCCGTGAAGGTAAGTTCAACCCTGATCTGATGTTGACTATGATCGAACCTACGATCTACTTACTACTTTGGTTAGCTGAATACGCTGGTGTTGATGCAACACTGTATCCAGAAGATGACTTAGGTACTGACTTCGAAGATGAAGAGTTTGATCTAGAGTCTGCTCCAACACCTAAAGGTATCTCTGAAGATCTGCTAGGACGGATCAGAGAACGAGGAGAGAAATAAGATGGCTGGATTCGGTGATCTGGCACTAGCCTTTGCAGGTGGTGCCGCTAAACAAATTAATGAAGATGTTGCTGCCGAACGTACCTCTCGCTTACGAGTTCAGGAACGTGTTAAAGAGATGCAGATGCAGCAGCGTATGCGTCAGAATGAATCTGAATACGCAGCTCAGATGAAGACTTGGGAACAGGAACGTGTACATGTACAAGCACTTAAGTCTATGGGTGGTGATCAGTTAGCTCAGCAGCAATACATCGCTACGAATATCCAAGGTCGTGATATCAACTCTATCAAGCAACGTGTGAAGAATGGTAATCAAATACCTGCATTCGCATGGACCCCAACGATGACAACACGTCCTTCGTATAAGGGTACAACTGATAAAGAGTTCTCCGACCTAGGTAAGACTGAAAGTTCTATCCGTAAGATCTTAGGTATACCTCAAGAAGAGCCTGAACCTGTCTCCCGTGTTGCCGGAGAAGAAGATACTCAGACCACAGGTGAGGCTTTACGCTTTGGTGGTGAGGAAGCTGACTGGAGACAACTCCTAGAGAAAGCCAGTCCAGTGGAGTTAGTCTTTAAGGATGTTACAAACCCAGACGGGTCTAAGAGTGTCCAAGGCTTCCATCCAATAACCGGTAAGCCAGTTGGAGAGCCTCAGAAGTTTGGGGTAGGTGGCAAGACCCCTTCTGCTAAAGATTCTCCTTGGAAAGCTACTGTTGATAATGACACAGGTAACACTACCTGGACCAATGTTAATACTTTAGAAGTGCGTCATATTAAAGGTATCTTTGAAACTCCGGCTAAACTACAGGATGCTCTTACAAGATTCCAAGCACAGCGTGCAGAACTAGAAGGTCAAATTGATCAGGGTATTAATGTAGAAGATAATCAACGTCGTGTTGATGAACTGAATGCTCAGATTGAAAAGATGAACTTCATCAACAAACCTGCTGGAGCTTCCTCTAAGGAATCACGTTCACTCTTTAGGCATAAGGTATCCGGTCGAGATATTCTCCCATCATTCAACCCTAATACTAGTGAGTATGAATATAATGGGGAAGTGATCGATATCTCTGAATACGATCCTATCACTGACGAATTCAAAACCAAGAGGGCTGAAGCGCGTATCAAGCGTGTTGAAACTCTCCGCTCCAATATGACAGCTCTTGGTAATGTCCAATCAGGTATTGATAACTACAAGCAAGTAGTTTCTGAAGGTACTACTGGAGTTACTGGTGCGATCATTGATGTTGGTAGTGCCATGGGTGCAACCATTGTTGGTGTTGGTGAACTGTTAGGTGTTGATCCAAGTACTCCAGAAGAACGTGAGAAGCTCTTTGCAGAAGCTGGTATTGATATTAATGAGTTCATCTCAGGCGATCAGACTGCCTTACGTGGTATGGTTGCACAAGATGCTAAACAACTTGTCTACTCTCTAGCCGGTATCCTTAAAGCAGATGCTAAGCTGGGTCGTACATCTGTAGCTGATATCCAACGAGCTGCTGACATGATCAAAGATCTTGGTGCACAGGATCGCGGTGTTGGTGCTTTGGCTTCCTTGCAGTCTACTATTGATACTAAGAAGGCTGGTGTCTTCCAAGAGATGTATCAGACTCGTGGTATCAGTGCCAAGGACCGGACTATGAGTGGTCAGAACCTACTCCGTATTACTGTACTTAGTGATCCTGCAGAATGGGATGCAATGAATGCAGCTGGTAAGATTCGTACACATCCGGGAACTGGTGAAGTATTCCTGATGTATCCAGATGGTGCTAAGTCTCTGGATCAGGTTATCCAACTAGAAGGTCGTGACAGTCAGCTTCGTCCTAAGCGTACAGTACACGCAACTAATTAATAGGTATCTATGTAATGGCACAACAAAATAATGACACATTTGATCCAAACATCTTGGTGCCAATCAATCAGGCTTTGGATGTCCCAGTAGATAAAGGACTAGACGAAGCCGAACTGGTACCTATCTCAGACATTACCGGTGTTACAACAGCAACCCCTAGCGTCTCTTTCAGGGAGGCCATGGGTCTGGATGCACCAGTAGAAGAACAAGCTCCAAAAGAGCCTACACAACATACTCAAACCGAACAAGCTCCACAACCTGAAGAAGGTGGGAAAGAGTTTGAAGCTTTTTCAAGAGAGCATGTAGACGCTACGGTACAGTCCTTTACAGATCTTGTGCCTACAAGGGAAGGGTCTGAAGAGACTCTACGCCTTGGTATGGAATCACTAGTAGGTGGTTTCGCTGCAGCCGGTGATATGTTTAAGTGGGCAGCATCTTCTGATACTACCAGAGCTATCGATAAGCATATGGCTGAGCGTATTGGTGAGGAGTACAACCCTGACTATACACTCCAGAAAGCTGGTGAAGAAACTATCCAAGCCTTCTATCGTGGTATCGGTGCTGATGATGAACTTCAAGTAGCCGATACTGCTGGTGAGATCCTGCTGAAGTTTACTGCGGAGAACCTTGGTACACTAGGACCTGTTGCTGCTATACGTAAGAACTTAGTAGAATGGGGACTTAAGAGTGACATCTACCGCTACGGTCGGGAAGGTGCTAAAGATCTACAACAAGCTGCTCGTGAGAAACTGGCAACAGGTTCTAGATTCTTTGATGACTTCTTGAAGACTGAGGCAGGACTATCACTACTTGGTGGTATGGGTGCTTCAACTTTCTGGTCCTTGGGTAATACTGAAGAGCAGAAAGAACAACTGGCTAATCTAGGTAACGTAGTGTTCAGTATCGCTGGAGGCTTCGCTCACCTAACACCTACAGGTATGACTCTCCGGGCTATCAAGAACGCTAAGAGTAAGCTAGGTCAGCAAGAAGAGTTATGGAATAAGCATGACAGTCACATTCTTCAGAACCTGTCTAAGCTAGTACCTGAAGATGAACTACCTAAACTGAAAGCTCGTATGGCTGAAGTCCGTATGATCCAACAGTTTATTCCAGAATTCAAACCTTCTATCGGTAACATCATTGGTACTAAGGAAGCACGTCAGGTTCAAGCTATCATTGATACTGAGAACTTCGAAGCAGCTTCTGCGCAGTACCGAGCTAACCGTCGGGCTGTAGAGTCTTTGGTACAGAAGGTCGCTGATGAAGCTGATCCAGCTCAACGTGAGGTTGTAGCAGCTGCCCTTAAAGCTATGCGTGGTGAGGCTATCTTTGAAGCTGACCGTCTAGCATTTAAGATCGGTGAGATCCAGCAAGAGATCATCAGTAAGTCTAGCCGTGGTTTAGATATCGACACTGTTGGTAAAGAACTGAAGGATAGTTTATCTCAAGCTCAGGCAGCTTATAAAGAACATGTCAATACTATTTACAAGAGTGTTGATCCTGAAGGCCTGATCAAGTTTGATATCGAGTCCCTGAAGGAAGTAGTCACTGGCGTAACCGCTCGTGGTGATCTAGGAAGTTCTGTAAATAGTCAACACACTGGCTATAACTTCTTAACACAAGAGCTACCAGACTACCTAGCACGGTTACGTGGTCGTGGTGCAGGTGCTGACTCTATCCGAGCTAGGCTTGGTATGCAGGATATTCCTGGCCAAGAGATTAGTTATGATGAGCTTCAGAACATTCGATCTGCTATCGGTGCACAAGCTGCATCTATCGGTGCATTGAAAGATGGCTCACGTGTTCCAGCTAAGCTACAATCTATAGTTAAAGAGATAGATAATATCTTACGAACTAAGGTAGCAGGATCAGGTGATGCATCTGTGGCACAACGTCACGAAGATGCTACTCGATTCTATGCTGAGAATATGGTACCACGTTTCCATGAAGGACCTATCTCTAAGACCCTAATGATGAATGGTAAGGCTATCCCTAACGATAAGGTAGCTCAAACATTCTGGAATGCTTCTAAGGATGATGAGGTTTCAAACCTGAAACTTCTACGAGAAACTCTAGAAGAGAGTGGACTGAAGATTGAAGACCCAGCTATCTTCGCTGCTGCTAAAGATAATATCTACATGACCATTGAAGATTTTGCTGTACGTGATATTGGTAAGAAACTTACTGAAGGTCTTGAGGCTGGTAAAGATGCTAGAGAAATCTTTAGTAAGTGGCAACGTACTAATGCAGGAAAGATGAAAGCTTTCCCTACAGTGCAGGCTAAGATAGATGAGATAGGTAAAGATATCTCACTACGTGCTGAAGGTTTAGCTGACCATGCTGAGCGTATTGAAGATCTGACATCTAATGTCATTGAACGGTATGCGGGTAAGGATGCCTTTGGATTTATCCAAGAAATGTCTGGTAAGACACCATTAGAAATTCGTGGTATGTTTAGTGATATTCTATCACGTAATAACTTAGCAGCTCCTATTGACCCTACTGACCTAAGCATCCGATCTATTGATGACATAATCGAAGCTATACCACATGCTGCGGCTAAGGCTGAAGCTGTTGCCCTTCGAGATGCTATCAGTGAATCTACTGTACAGATGTTACTACGAAGATCTCTGAAGACAGATGGTTCTGGTTTTAATCCTGATAAGTTAATCCAATCCCTTGATGGCATGGATGAGTTTATTAAAGGTGAATCATTACAACTTCTGTTGAGTAATCGTAACCGTGCAGAGCTTGACATTCTACGTCGTGGTACTAAGTTCCTAGGTGATGAGATCACGCCTCAGAGTAAGATCGAACTAGACTCCGTAACTTCTTTCATGAACCGTTTCGGTATGTCTATCCCGTCTATCTCTTCCCGTATCTACGCTCAACAGCTAGGTAAGGTTGGTCCGGTATTCATAGCAGTTGATACTGCACAACGTGTACTACGTGGTGTAAGTGCTAACCGAGCTAAGGATATCTACACCAAGACTATGTACGATCTCGAAGGTCTAGAAAAGATCATTGATGTTCGTGTAGCAGCAGCAGGCGGTGATGCCGAAGCTGTTAAGGAACTTCAAGGTATGGCTACAGGTATGCGTAAGATCCTGAATGATGTTCGGAAGTTTGCAACTGATCCTGAGACTTATCGTAGTAAACTGGCAGCAGCATTTAATGCAAGCGGTCTGTTGAAAGGTGAGCGTATCGAAGATTATCTTGATAGTATTGATAAGGTACCTGAAGGTCATGAAGGTTTGCTAGACTTCTATCTGCAAGCTAATGATAAGGATACTGATCAGCCTTCGCGTACTAACCATGAGTCTGCGTTTGATCGTATGATGGGTATTGACCCAACTGAATCAATGTTACCTCAGCTATCACCTTCTCAGGATAATGTTAGTAGCACTGTAAGACGAATCGATAATGAATCTGTGTGGACATTTGATCCAGTAACAGGGGAGTTGGTACAAGATGCCGAAGGGACAACTGATTAAAGTTATTGGGGTAGGCTTTGTCCGCGTACCCCAAGGTTCCTCTAAAGAGGTAATCCAACAAGCAGCTAACGCGATGCTTAAACAGCAGGAAGGGTTAGCAGATGTTCAAGAAGGTCGTGTAGATCTTGAGGGTAATGTGGTACCTGAGGATAACTCCACCACACCTGAAGAGGCTCAGTTCACTGACGAGAAAGAGCAGTTAGCTTTTGATGAAGGTCGTCGTACTAAGGTGTACAAGGATACTGAGGGTCACCTCACTGCCGGTATAGGTCATAAGCTTACTAAGCAAGAGCTTAAGAAGTATGACTTAGGTGATGAAGTACCTGATGATCTGATTGACACTTGGTTTGATAAAGACTACGCAGATGCACAACGGGGTGTAGACCGTATCATCAAATCTCGTAAGATGGAGAATGTACCTGAAGAAGTTCATAGCATCTTAACTAACATGGTATTCAACATGGGTGTTAAAGGTGTGAAGGAATTCAAGGATACACTAAGTCTTATTGAACAAGGTGAGTGGGCTATGGCATCTGAAGAGATGTTAGAAAGTAAGTGGGCTGAAGAACAGGTAGGACCACGAGCTAAGCGTCTCTCAGACCGTATGGCTAAGGTTAAGACTGAGGCAGTACAAACTGCTGAGGTAGAAGAGAACGTCCCTCAGACAAGCTCTCAGGAGCTCTCAGAGGACCCCTTCGAGATACCTACGCCTGATCTACAACAATCTCTAGAACAACAGAATAATGTTGAGCCAGCTAACATCCCACCACAAGCTAAGGCTGTGCAGGCTGACACTGAGCTTGAGATTACAGATGAGACTAAACTACCTCCCGGTGATTACCAACGTGATAACGGGGAGTTCTTTACCGTTACACAAAAGAGTGAGGTAATCAATTATGGCTGATCTACTAGACCGAGCTAGACCTAAGAAGAAAGTACGTAGAGTTGAACGTATCCCTACTGAGTTACTTCGTGGTAGAGATGGTATAGATGCTCAGCCTTTTGATGCTGGTGCTCGTAATGTTGAGACTAAGCGTGAAGGTAACCTCCTTTTTACCAGACTTACTGGTGGAGAGTGGGGTGAACCTATTAACCTAGAAGCTGAAGTGTTGAACACACTAGGTGGTGGTGTTGATGCTTATCCTCGGGTAGAAGGTGATGCACTATACGATCAAGTACAAACATTAGATACGTTTCAAGATAGACAGAAATTAGTACGTACACTCAGTGATCTCCCAGACCCTATCAATGGTAGGATATGTCTAGGAGATTTTGAGTATGTCCTAATCAATGACCTGTCTAGTCCATACCCTATATGCTTTCCAGGTGCTGGTGATCGTTCTACATGGAAGACTATTAATAGATCTACTTGGACATACACAGGTACTGGTGCATGCTTTGAAGATCCAGATGCTGAAGGTGATATAGAACTTGTAGGTCTTACACAGTTCGAAGCACCTAATGGTAATATGTTTGATATCACTGCCGTGACAGGGGCTTGGAGTTTCCAAGCACTTTCTGCTGCACGTTTCCGTAACTGTAATGCACTCGGCACACTCAACATGAATGGTGTCTCTGAGTTCAATACCTTCTTCGGTACGTTTGCTGACTACGATCAAGGCCTAGTAGTAAATGACTCTGCCTTCTTCGAACTGAATACTATGTTCATGTTCGGTAATAACCAGCCGGGTTGTGTTCATGTTACTATGCAAGGTACTGGCACTAGCGGTGTTGTTGCTGTAGTAGATAATACATTCAGTCTGCAATCTAATGAGACAGCTTTTGACTTCAAGAGTGAACTCGAACCTCTGGTTGAGAGTATCACACTACACGGTAACAACCGTACTGGTGTGAATGGTGGTGATCCATTTGCTGCTGGTAGTCTGGACTTCGATACACCTAAGGTATTCTCTAGAGCTAACTCCTTCTTCGAAGATAGTAAGCCTGATATCTTATCTTACATTCAAGGTAATGTACTAGAGACAGTAATAACTGATCCTGATACACCAGTACGTGTTAACGCTGTATGGCAGCTAGCAGGTCTGAGTCAGTTTGAATTTGATTCAGCCGGTAGGTTTACCTACAAAGGTATTAACGATCTAGCTACACCCATAACCATCAGCTTAACTACTACAGTAGGTGTTGGTAATACCGATGCACTGACCTTCTACATTTATAAGAATGGTGTGCAGGTACCAGCTTCAGCTACAAGAGCTGAGCACTCAACACAGTTCCCATCACACATTACTATGGTGTGGGGACAGAATCTATCCACTGATGACTATATAGAAATCTGGGTAGAGAATAATGATGATGCATCTAACGTAACTGTATCCTCTGGTCAAGCTAGACTTAACTAATAAGAGAGAGAAGATCATGTATAAATGCAAACACTTTACAATCACTGAACTTGTACCACCACATGTGTATGAAGATCGTGGTGAGAAAGCATGGTCTCTCCTTGATGACCGTGCACTGAAGACCCTCGATACTCTTCGAGAGAAGTTCGGTAGCACAACAGTAAACAACTGGTCATGGAACGGTCCTCGTAAATGGAGTGGCCTCCGTACCTCTGAGAGTCCTTACGGAAGTGAGTACTCTCAACATAGACATGGACGTGCATTCGACTGTATCTTCAAAGAGAAGACAGCAGAAGAAGTACGAGAGTATGTCCTAGATAACCAAGACGAGTTCCCACACATCCGTGGTATAGAACTTGGAGTCTCTTGGTTTCATTTTGATGTCGGTAACCGTCCGGGTAAAGACATCTATAGTTTTAAACCTTAACAACTACTATTAATAATAGGTAAAATATCATGGCACGTACAACTATTCCATACTCAGGCTACGGTTCTCAAGGTCTGCAAGTATTCACTCCAGTTCGTATTGAAACTATCAGTGCAGGTGGTTCTCTAGACACAACTAACGTCGTATGTATTCGTGTATTCGAAGCTACTGACTACCAGATCAACGGTACTGGTGACACTACCACTATGCCAGCAGGCTGTACCGGTATTGCACAAGGCACTACTACTCTTAAGTTTACAGCCGGGGCTGTTGTTGAGGTAATGTAACATGTTAGATTTATCTTTAGATTTAGAACCGAGTGGTATTGCTGCTGAAGTTCGTAAAGCTAACTCAGCATTTAATTATCTCTCAAAGAACGAACGTAAAGTCTATTCCCATAACGGTGTCGATAGTTACCTAACCTTTGCCAATGCTATCACTGGGCAGGGGCAGGGTAAGCTGGTGCTGAAGGGTAAGTTCCCAGAGCAAGGGGCAGGCGCTTTCTACTTATGTGATGCGGACGCTACTGGGGGTTTACGCCTCTATGTATACCGGCCAAACTCTGGCACGACTTACTCTAAACCCATCAGCTTGAGTGTTAGTACAGACACAGGGATTAATGATGTTGTGCTGGGCGAGGTATCTTCTATGGAGATTACCGGCGATTTTACCGGGTTAAAGCTCGGCACGATACTGGCTCGCTATACGTCTACTGAACTTGCAGAAACTCAACTCTTCCACTTCTCCTATGAAGACGATAACCACGTAAGGGCTAACGGTACTCATCTGGAGACTAGCTTCGACTCAGGTAAAGGCTTTGAGGTCTTTGGTAGCTATGGCAGAGACTTAGTAACCCAGAACAAGACGACTACTTGGGATGGTACTGAGGCCGATTATACAGCGAAAGGTTTAGGCATCTCTGCTCACGCCATGCCTTGCGTGGTAAAGATTACGTTCCTCGAAGGAGGTGCTGGTTATGTAAAAGTAGGTACGGCTGGAGGGGATAGTAAATGGTTCAAGCCTTCAGATGGTAAAATACTTGAGTCTGTTATAGCAGACCCTTCAGGTTGGACAGGTATACAAACTAGTGCAGGGGCTAATAAGTTTATAGGCACAGTAACCGTAGAGATACGCGAAGTCCCTAACGCACTAATCTACCAAGGGTACTCTGAGGCTAACTGGTCTACCTATGTGCAGCAGCCTAATGGGGATTGGAGGGCGAAGCAGGATATTATCGCTGCTGACGCTATGACGCTCGGTAGTAGCTACTGGGATAATGCGCAGGCTGATTGGTCGTGGATTGATGGTAAAGCTATTGCAAATACAGATGGATCTTCTAGTCGGTACTTAACGAAAAACTTAGCATTGCCCCAGTACGAGTATTATGACCACGTAATGTCTGTGGCTGATTATGTATCGGGAACTATAAAGCAGACTGTCGGTGGGGTAGTTGGGCCCGCTATAG